GGGGACTGCGCCAGAGCTCGCGACGATGGTCGCGGGCATCGTGAAGCAGTTCGGGGTCGGCCGGTTCGGCAACACCTTCATCGAGCAGCTCGACCAGGCGCTCGCCGGGGAGGTGCCGCGGGGCGATGCCGCCTCGACGCAGGTGCAGCAGATCCTGCAGCAGCAGCTTGCGCCGGTGCAGCAGTTCATGTCGCAGCTGCAGCAGCAACAGGCCGCGCAGGCGCAGCGTGCGCAGCAGGAGGCGGCCTCCGAGGTCGAGCGGTTCATCGAGCAGGCCGAGTTTGGCGCGGACGTGCGCGAGGACATGGCCGACCTGATGGAGGTCGCTCAGCGCCGGGGCCGGGAGCTGACCCTGCAGGACGCCTACCGTCAGGCCTGCCTGACGAACCCGCGGGTGCGCTCGGTGCTCGAGGGCCGCGCCAAGGCGCAGGGTGCGCAGCACGCCTCGGACGCGGCGGCGCGCGCCAAGCGGGCGGCGGTGAGCGTGTCCGGCTCGGCCGCGCCGGCTGGCCCCGCCCCCACGCCGACCGACGTTCGGTCGGCCATCGAAGCGGCGCTTGTGCAAACCGCACGATGATGCTATAAACACATCGGGCGCGGTTTGCCGCGCCCGTTGTGTGCCCAGCGCCGCAGCCACCGAAGCTCGACGGAGCGATTCGCGGAGTACCGCATTCGCCCACCGCGACTGACCGGACTGAACAGGTTCGTCGAGGCCACGAAAAAGGGCGGGGAGTGATCCCCAGTTCAATTTTTTGTGGAGAGTTTCAATCATGGCATTCGCAAACGTGAGCGACATCGTCGCGACCACCATCCAGAACCGGTCGCGTCAGATCGCCGACAACGTCACCAAGAACAACGCGCTCCTCGCGCGCCTGCAGCAGCGCGGCAACGTCAAGCCGTTCGGCGGCGGCTCGACCATCCTGCAGGAGCTCAGCTTCGCCGAGAACGGCAACGCCGCCTTCTACTCGGGCTACGACACGCTGCCGACCGCCGCGCAGGACGTGATCTCGGCCGCCGAGTTCAGCATCAAGCAGCTCGCCTGCCCGGTCGTGATGAGCGGCCTCGAGATGCTCCAGAACAGCGGCCGCGAGGCGTTCATCGACCTGCTCGAGGCTCGCATCAACGTGGCCGAGGCCACGATGGCGAACCGTCTCGCGCAGTCGATTTACTCCGACGGCACCGGCTCGGGCGGCAAGGAGATCACCGGCCTCAACGCGGCCGTGCCCTCCAACCCGACGACCGGCACCTACGGTGGCATCGACCGCGCCACCTGGACGTTCTGGCAGTCGAAGCTGTACGACTTCTCGGCCGCCGGCGTGACGCCGCCCGCCACGGGCGCGCAGATGCAGACCGGCCTCAACACGCTCTGGGCGTCGCTCGTGCGCGGCTCGGATCGTCCCGACCTCATCGTGCTCGATGCGAACTACTGGGGCATCTACACGGCGTCGTTGCAGGCGAACCAGCGGTTCACCGACCCGGCGCAGGGCAGCCTCGGCTTCCCGAGCCTCAAGTTCATGGACGCCGACGTGGTCCTGGACGGCGGCATCGGCGGCTACTGCCCGCAGAACACCGGCTTCATGCTGAACACCAAGTACCTCTTCCTGCGGCCGCACCGTGACCGGAACATGGTCTCGCTGTCGCCGGGCAAGCGGTACTCCACTTCGCAGGATGCCGAGGTCCAGATCCTCGCGTGGGCGGGCAACCTCTGCTCGTCGGGCGCGCAGTTCCAGGGCCGCATCCAGAACTGATGACCTCGTGGTGGGGGTCACCTTGCCTTGGTAGGCGGGCGACCCCCTCCTACCAAGGCTTTTTCTGACAGGAGCAAGATCACATGTCCTCTTCCATCATCGGCATCGACAAGACCGCGGTCACCGCGGCCACCGACGTCCCGGCGTTCCGCTTGGGCACCGTGGGCGGCTACGACGACCCGACCAACGGCTACCAGGAGTTCGTGTACGGCCGCGCTGACGGCGCCGTCACGGGCGCGGGCTATCTCTGCGTCGAGGCGACCGGCTTCGACTTCGCGATGGCGACGACCACCAACACCGCTCCCGGCGCTGCCGGTCACGGTTCGCGGGTCGGCGCTGCGCAGGCCGCGCTCGCGGACAACCAGTACGGCTGGTTCCAGGTGTACGGCAAGGGCAGCCTGCGCACGCTCGCGAGCGCCGCGAAAGGCACTCGTCTCAACAGCACGGCCACGGCCGGCGCTGTGGACGACGACGGCACGGCGGGCTCCGAGGTCATCGTCGGCGTCGTGCTCGGCACGGCCACGGGCGGTGCGGCGGCGACCAACGCGGACGCGGTGTTCAACTACCCGACCGTCGGCGCGACGCTGTAATCCAGCAGCTGAGCGGGGCGGCGCGGGGTGATTCCCGTGCCGCCCTTTTTCCACAACCAGAAGGAGAAGGATCCCATGCAGGTGAACGCCACCACAGCGTCAACCGATTGGAACAGCATCTCGGACGCGCCGGGGCTCGACGAGTCCCGCTTCGTCAACGACGACCGGCTGTTCGTCCAGTTCTACCGCAAACCGATGATGCACCTCGGCGACTCGAAGGCCGCGGGGCGGCCGATCTACCGCGAGGTCGATTGCATCCGCATCATGGTGCCCGGCGACAAGCTGAGCGTCATCGACCGCCCGGTCGATTCCATCGACTCGCGCCGCTTCGCCGCGCGCTACGAGAAGTGGAAGGCCGGCCAGGGCAACAGCGTCGAGGGCACGCCGCTCACGGCGCTGCCGCGCATGACGCCGGGCAAGATCGAGGAGTACAAGTTCTTTAACGTTCACACCGTCGAGCAGCTCGCTGCGGCGCCGGATTCGCTCGGGCAGAAGTTCATGGGCTTCAACGAGGACAAGCGCGCCGCGGCGACTTTCCTCGAGATCGCGAAGGGCAACGCGCCCATCGAGAAGATGAACGAGGAGCTCAAGACTCGCGACGCGAAGATCGAGGAGCTGCAGGCCTCGCTCGAGGCGCTGACGAAGATGGTGAACGACGCCAAGGGAAAGAAGAACTGAGGGTGATGCCTCATGCCTTACCAGATCATCACTGACAACACGCTCGGGACCATCGTCCAGAACGTCGCGCAGCTGGTAAGTTTCCCGGCGCCTGCGGACCCGGCGGGGGACACCGACCCCGCCGTGGTCCAGATGGTGCAGGCTGTCAACCTCGCCGGCACCGACCTGCTCGGCATGGCCGACTGGCAGGAGCTGACCAAGACTCACACGCTCAGCATTCAGGCGTCCCCGCCTGGCATCGCCGAGCAGGCGTTCGCGCTGCCCGAGGACTTCTACGAGTTCCTCGACCAGACGCAATGGAACTCCACGATGCAATGGCCGGCCATCGGGCCGGTCTCGCCGCAGGCGTGGCAGGAGCTGCTCGTGCGGCAGACGCTGCCGACGCTGTCGTTCTACTGGCAGGTGCGCGGCAACCAGCTCTACATCCTCGCGCCGCCGACTGCGGCGCAGAACCTGACGTTCTTCTACCAGTCGTTCGCGTGGGTGCGTGACGCGGACAACGCGACGCTCTACAAGAACCGGGCGAACAAGAACGGCGACACGGTGCTGCTCGACTCGCACCTTGTGACGCAGCTCGCGCGAGTGAAGTGGCTCGAGATGAAGGGCCTCGACTCGAGCGCCGCGATGCGCGACTTCCAGGTCAACTTCGAGAACCGCAAGGGCAACGAGAAGGGCGCGGCGGTGCTCAACATGGCGGCCTCGCGCCGCTATCCGTACATCAACGCGGTCTACAACCTGCCCGACACGGGCTACGGGAACTGACCGTGCCGCTCGTCCCGCTCGCACAGTTCAAGACGCCGCGCCGGGCCGCGGCCGCGCGCGTGGCGGACATGTTCACGATCCCCGCGCCGGTGGGCGGTCTCAACTACCGCGATCCCATCAGCGCGATGCAGCCGACCGACGCGCTCGTGCTCGAGAACATGATCCCGACGCAGACGGGCGTGGTCATCCGCAAGGGGTGGCAGTACCACACCTCGTCGGTGGCGCTGCCCATCAAGTCGGTCTTCTCGTACAACGCGCCGGCGTCGGCGAACAACAAGGTCTTCGCGGCTGCGGGCGGTAACATCTACGACGTGACGACGGGCACGCCGTCGCTCTCGCAGTCGAGCACCGGTTCGACGGACGACGTGTGGAGCGTGACGCAGTTCGCGAACGGCGCGGACGTGTTCCTGCTCGCGGTGTCACCGGGCGCCGGTTACTGGACCTACGACACGACGAACGGCTGGGTGCAGCAGACCGTGACGGGCCTTCCGGCTTCGCTCAAGGAGGTTGCGGTCTTCAAGAACCGCGTATGGTTCGTGCCGGTCAACGACTCGCGCGTGTATTACCTCGACACCGTCGATGCCATCACGGGCACCGCTTCGGACTTCGAGATGGGCTCGCTCTTGCGCAACGGCGGCGTCATCCGCGGCCTCATCAACTGGACGCTCGATGCCGGCGTCGGAATCGACGACCACCTGGTCGTAGTCGGCTCGCAGGGTGACATCGGCGTGTGGACGGGCACCGACCCGTCCGACCCGACCAAGTTCGGACTGCGCGGCATGTGGTATTGCGGCCCGGTGCCGAAGTACGGCCGGTTCTTCACGGCCTACGGCGGCGACGTGATGCTGCTCTCGGAGCTCGGCCTTGTGCCGATGTCGCGCTTGGTGAACGGCCAGTTCAGCGAGATCCAGCCCGGCCCGTCGCAGAAGGTGCAGTCGGTGCTTTCGCCGCTCATCGCCAAGCTGCGCGACGAGGTCGCCTGGGACATCTTCGTCGTGCCGTCGAGCGACGTGCTGGTCATCAAATTGCCCGAGGACGCCGGCGTCTATACGCAATACGCAATGAATGTGAACACGGGCGCGTGGTGCACGTTCTCGGGCATCCCTATGGCGTGCTGCACGCTGCTGAATGGGCAGCTCTACTTCGGCCTCGAGGACGGGCGCGTCGCGAAGGGGCTCTACGGCAACAACGACGGCGTCGAGACGGACGGCTCGAACGGCAACCCCATCGAGGGCGACGTGCAGACGGCGTTCAACGCCTTCGGCAGCCCAGCCACGCTCAAGAAGTTCGGCCTCGCGCGGCCGATCTTCATCGGCGCCTCGCCGCCGTCCGTCAAGCTGCAGGTCAACACGCAGTACACCTTCGCGAACGTGGGCGGCTCGCCGTCCTACACGACGACCAACGCGGGCTTCTGGAACACCGGCCTCTGGAACGTGGCGGTGTGGTCCGGCTCGCAGAACTCCTACCAGGCGTGGGTGGGGACGACCGGCCTCGGCTACTACGCAAGCCTGCGCATGAAGGTGCGCGGTCTGCCGGGCACGATCTTCACGTCCTCGCACATGCTGACTGAACCCGGCGGGGTGATGTGATGGCCGATTCCAAGATCGCCGCGCTGCGCGCGGCCTCGAGCAACGCGCCTGCGGCCCCGAGTGGCGCGCAGGCCTTGTCCTACCCGTGGATGACCTCGGCGGGTCGGGAGCTGGTGATGCCTGTTCGTCCTCCTCCTGCATCGCCAAAGGCACAACGCCCTCCCGACCCGTCGTCTACCCCGGCGCAGAGCTTCCGCAAGTCCACCGAGCCGCCGCAGGTGCGCGTCGGGCTGCCGCCTGGCTTTCGGCCGAACCGCGATGGCGGCCGCGAGACCGAAGGCATGCCGGGCTTCGTGGACGGCGTGACGCTGCCGGACAACTACAACCCGAACTTCACCTTTAACCCCGACCTGATGGAGGCCCTGATGCCTCGCGAGGGCGGGCAGAACCTGATGTACGGCGGCATGGTGCCGGAGAACCCATCGGTCGCCGAGCCGCCTGCCGCGCCGGAGCAGAGCGCCGCGCCACCGCTCGTGGACATGAACCTCGGACTGCTCGAGTACATGAACCCCGGCCGCGTGGAGCTTGGGCCCGCGCCGCAGGCCGCCGCGCCGGCCCCGGAGGGCGCGCCGCTGCCGTCGATGGCGGACTTCGACCTGCTGAACTACATCCAGCCCGCGCCGGTCGTGGAGCTGCCGCCAGAGGCGGCGCCCTACCAGCCCGGCATCGTGGAGCCCGAGCAGGCTGCGCCCGTGCCGGCTGCGCAGCCGAAGGTGCCGCCTCCGCCGCCGGGCGCGCTCGATGTGCAGCTCGACCCGCAGCTGCTGCAGTTCCTGATGATGCGCGACTTCGGCGGGCAGGAGGCGATGCTGTGATCCAGACCGCGCATCAGGACCTGCTTGCGCGGTGGCTCTGCGAGCGCATCGGCTACATGCCGACGCCGTGGCTCAAGTGCATCGCGAACGTCTCGCCGGAGGGGAAGATCCGCGGCGTGGTGGGCTTCGATGCGTGGAACGGCGCGTCGTGCGAGATGCACGTCGCGGGCGAGGGCAACTGGGTGACGCGCGAGCTCATCAAGGCCTGCTTCGACTACGCCTTCAATGTGGCGCAGCTGAACGTGCTGATCGGCATGGTGCCGTCCACGAACGAGCGGGCGCTGCGCTTCGACCGGCACATCGGCTTCGAGGAGGTCGGGCGCATCGCCGACGCCGCGCCGGGTGGTGACTTGGTGATCCTGCAACTGCGGCGCGAGAACTGCCGCTACTTGGAGACAGAGCATGGGCAGCAAACGCACGCCGCCGCCGCCTGACTATACCGGCGCGGCAAACGCGCAGGCGCAGGCATCGCGCGAGAATCTGAACACGCAGAACTTCGCCAACCGGCCGAACATCAACACGCCGTTCGGCTCGGAGTCGTGGACGACGCGCGCGGTGACCGACCCGGCGACCGGGCAGCAGGTCACCGAGTGGACGCAGAACACGACGCTGGACCCGCGCCTGCAGACCGCGCTCGACTCGCAGATCGGCATTCAGCAAGGCCGCAGCGACCTGGCAAACGCCTTCATGGGGCGCGTGCAGGACGAGTACCGCCAGCCGTTCGACTGGAACAGCCTGCCGGCGCTGACCTCTGCGGGTACGCCTGGGCAG